GTTACCCGAAGGAACGCTTACAAGCGAGAAACGCGCCAAATCAATTACGCGCGAACTCTACAACATCACAACGCCGCTCGCTATCCAACAGCCGTATCAAAAGGACGGGACGGTGTTCGGTGTGATTTCCCATCCTGACGGCATCCAACACGCCTTAATGGTGGATACTTCCTACATCATTCCCGTACACGAACAGGCGACGCTGGAGAAACTCGTATCCTTGTTTCCTGAACTGAGCGACGCGGAACGATTCAACCTGCAATCCTACGTGCTGAACACCGACGCCTTCCCGTTCGCAGCCATCATTCCAAGCACCACGACCGTGCGCGACCATGACTACATGGTACTCAACGGCTGGTTCACTGACGACGAGATATGAGTTTCATCCTTGCAATGCTGGCGTACTTCACCGCCACGCCGCCGCCTTACAGCGTCAAGTACGATTTGAACCTTGACGGCTACATCACCATCGCCGACCTGCTGCAATACCTGACCTCGCTGTGATTACCAAAGTAGTCAAGACCGTAACCTTGTTTGCGCTCGCCTGCGTAGCCATGCCCGTGGGTTTGCTGTACGGCACGCTGCTGTCCATAGCGTACACAGCGCAAAGGCCAAGGATGTGGAAGCGCGAGGTATATGAAGCTGCACGATCCATGAGCAAGGTGCTGAGCATCTTGGCGGCGGAACTGCTCAACCGCGCCTGCATCCAGAAGCAAGGCCGCAAGTTCGGCACGCATTCCGTGAGTGCGGTGCTGGGAGCAAACGACAAGGAAGGCACGCTTAGGCCAATCGGTCAGCTGCTGGTAACTACGCTCGACAGCATAGAGCCACGGCACTGCGAACTCGCTGCCATGCGCGCAGGACTGTAAAAATGAATATCACTAAATTGCACCCATGAAGGTAACAATCCAAAAACCATACAACAAGGACGGCTGGAAATGGTCCGCCGGAACGGTTGTAGACGTATCCAACAAATTTGCTGCGAAGTTGAAGGCCGGAGGATACCTGGACAAACCCGAAAAGACAGAACCAAAAAAATCTAAGAAATAATGGCCCAAACAACTGGCATCATTAACAGTTCGTCCATCCGTGTCTTTTTGGGCACGACTGACGACAGCGAGGTAGTAGTAGACCACGTAACCGAATGCAGCATTTCCATGAGTACGGATATGCGCGACATCACAACAAAAACCAGCGGCGGTTGGCGCGAGCTTTTGCCCGGCCTTAAGTCGGCAAGCTTGAGCCTGTCCGGGTTGTTTGCAGAAGACGCAACGAACGGCTTTAACCAGTTGGTAGATCACCAAATTGCAGGCGAGAAGTTGTACGTAATCTTCACGAACACGGGTTCGGGTTCATCTGCAAACGCAGGCGACGAGCAGTTCGACGTTGCAGGCTACATCACCAGCCTTGAGCAGACAGCCGGCGTGGAAGACAACGTAGGTTTTTCAATGACAATCGAAGTAACGGGCACAGTTGTTCGCGAGGTAATTGCGTAATAACTTCGCTGCATGATTGAAATTAAACTCGACGGCAAGACGTTCCCGGTTCGCGCTACCATGCGAGCTTGGAAACGCTTCGAAGACAACACCGGCAAAAAGGTTGCCGAGGTTGACAGCAACGACGTAACGCTTATTCCTGAGCTGGTTTATTACTTCGTTCAGGAAGGGTGCAAGGCGCAAGGCATGGCGTTCGAAATGGACGTTGACGATTTCCTCGGACTGATTGAAATTGCCGACTTGCCTGCACTTAGCAAAACCGTTGCGGACTGCATGGGCACTCAAAAAAAAACGAGGGCCAAGGCAAGCCGTTGAGTTGGGACGAGATTGAGGAAATGGGGTTGGGCCAGTTGGGTCTAACCCCTTTTTTGCTTTACGATTTGACGTTCACCGAATTCGGTAACGCCATGCGCGGCCACTACAAACAAATCGAGGAACGCGAGAAGGCAGAATGGGAGCGCACGCGTTGGCTTGCCGCCATCGTAGTCAACCCACACGTAAAGAAACGGATAACGCCCAAAGACCTGGCTACGTTCCCATGGGAGAAGAAAGAAAAGGCCGCCGACGGCTTTAGTATCTTGCGACAGTTAGCACAATAAGCATGGCGAAATTAGGGGACTTAATTTTAAGAGTTGGCGCGGATACTTCCAAGCTCAATCAGGGCTTAGGCGACGCGCGCAAAGCAATTGCGAAAAACACGCGCGAAATTCAGAACCTTGGGCGCAATCTAACGGTAGGCATAACCGCGCCGCTTGCCATCATGGGCGCGACCAGCGTGCAGGCATTCCGTGAGCAAAACAAAGCGATTGCACAGGTCGAAGCCGGTTTAAAGTCCACGGCCGGGCAAGTCGGGTTCACTTCGCAGGAACTGCAAAAGATGGCCAGCGACTTGCAGAACAAAACACTGTTCGGCGATGAGGTGATTTTGAAGGACGCAACGGCGCAGCTTTTGACGTTTACCAATATCAGCGGCCAAAACTTCGCACGCACGCAGCAGGCGGCCCTGGACTTGGCGACGCGCTTGGACGGCGACCTGAAGGGCGCAAGTATCCAGTTGGGCAAGGCGTTGAACGATCCAGTTGCCAACCTGAGCGCGTTGAGCCGTTCGGGTATCCAGTTCAGCGAAGACCAAAAGGCGGTAATTAAGAGCCTTGCAGAAACGGGCAAGCTTGCAGAGGCGCAAACGTTAATCCTTGACGAGCTTAATAAACAATATGGAGGCAGCGCGGAAGCGGCAGCGGAAGCCGACGGCGGATTTACGCAGCTGGCTAATTCGTTCGGCGACTTGCAGGAAGAAATTGGCCGTTTGTTAGTTCAATATTTGCGGCCCGTTGTTGACGCGCTGAAAAACTTTGTTCAATTTTTACAAGGAACAAGCGACGGAACAAAAACAGTTGCCTTAGCTATTGCCGGCATCGCCGCAGCTATTGGCCCGGTTTTGATTATTCTGCCAAACCTTATTTCAGGTTTTAAAATGGCACGCTTGGCCATGCTTGCGTTGAATTCCGCGGTACTGGCCAATCCATTTGTTGCCGCCGCCGCTGCGATAACGGTTATTGTTGGGGCGGTTATTTTGTTGACTGACGAAACCAAAAAAGCCGTCAACGCCGTCGATGAGTTAGCAGAAGCGAACAAGGGCCTAAGTTTGGAGGAGCAAAAGAGAAATATTGAGGAGCAGATAGAGAAACAGAATAAACTTGTTCAGGAATTAGAAAAGGAAAAGAAGGCCAAGGACGACATAGTTGCCCAAGGTTACGGCGGAAAAGCTATAAAGGAGCAGCGCGAAGCAAACGCAGCCTATACCGCCGCAAGCGAACAGTTGAACGAAATGAATGCAATGTTGACCAACGTCAACGATCAATTGAATATAAACGCATCGGCAAACAGTTCAGCGACAAAAGGCACGAAAACGCTCACGCTTGAGATGGTTAAGGCGAGCGCAAAAGCCTACGAATTAAAACAAGAGTTGGCCTTACTTGGAACGCAGGTTGAAGACATTTTAAGAGGAGGGCCGCAAGATTTAAAGCCGGTAGATTTAAAAAACATTATTCAATTTGAAGACTTTGAAGAAGAAATAGACGACGGCACGGACGCAATGATTGCCAACTTTGCCAAAATGAAAGAGGCGGCAACTAACGCAATGATGAAAGCCGCCGAGGTCAGCAATGTTTTTGGCAACGCTTTTGGCGCGGCTGTTGCCGATGTTGTGAGCGGCGAAAAAACAGCGGGCCAAGCTTTAAAAGGATTGGCGATAAACGCCATTCGCGCCGTTATTCAGATGGCAAAGGCCAACGTAATTGCAAACGCCACCAGCCCGGCAAACGCCGCAAACTTGTTAAGCGGTGGCCTTGCAACGCCTGCGTTTATCGTTGCCGGCCTTTCCATGCTTGAAGGTTTTTTAGGCGGTATTTCCGCTTTTGCCGACGGCGGTATTGTCAGCGGCCCAACGCTTGGCCTTGTCGGTGAATATCCAGGTGCAAGGACAAACCCGGAAGTTATCGCGCCGCTTGACAAACTGCGTAGCATGATGGGCGGGCAAAATGTAATTGTAACGGGCAAAATTTCGGGCCGCGACATACTTTTGACAAGTGAAAGAAATGCAATTGACCGCAACCGCGTAAGAGGATTCTAATATGGCCGACGCAATACGTTTATACTCTGAATTTGCCGACGACCTTGGCAACGTTTACCGCGTGAACATTCACGACGCGAATTTTACGGGCACAACGCAGCCGTTTAC